TTAGCACCCTCACTAACTCTGATACTTTCATAATTTCAATGAGCTTTTAAATTCAACACAAAGATAACGTTTTTGTTACTTTTATGCAAGTGTATTGCATATAAAGATAACGTTTTTGTTACTTTTAACAAAGTGGTAGCGACAATCCTATCGAATCACCGCTATCCCAAAGGAGAGCTTAACAGCCTTTACCCTTTTTCTTTGAACCTTTTTTCTTTCCCATGATTAAAATGTTCTATTTTTCATGTACTAAAATTATAGCCCTCGTTATTTTTCTGACTAAGAAGCGTTTTTTGTCCCTTATTTCCGATTTGCTCATTCTTTGCTGCTTGCTCCTCTTTGATTTCTGCAAGTTCCTCTTCTACCCTATCAGCATTCCCGGCAAACATAATCCCCTCACGTGTTGACCAAATGCCACCACTGACAGCGGAGACGGCAGTAGTCACCTTGTCGTTCAAATCATCAATCATATATGGAACAAGGTCTGTTTCTATGTCAATGGTCTGTGATGCCTTACTAAACTCGGAAGGATTGATAGAACCTAAAGCAGAAACAAGGAAATTAACCCTTCGCTGTAAAAACTCACCTATCACTTCCGCATGATTACTTACGCTCATATGCGCACCCATAAACATGAAACGGAAAGCGGTACCTGAAGCCTTACCAACACCTTTCAATGTTTCGAAAGAAATGCGTGGAGTATTAGACATATCATAAGCCATATTGGTAAGAGTTTCAGCTTCGAACTTCACCGTATCCGGAACTTGATTCCACGTCAGATATTGAGCATCAGCACCAGCTTCCAGTTTAACTTTTCTATCCTTTGTCTTGCCAATAAACCCGGTCACTTCCCCAATTAGCTTCAATAATGGGAAGAAGTGATAGTCAATACAATCTGCATAGTTGGATAGGAGTTTCTCCAACCGGATACGGAAGGTCTTTATCTTCTTGCAATAAGGTTCAGGACGATAGGCATAGAGAACCGGTAGTTTGGGGAATCCATGAGCAAAAGCAATCCTCTCCTCATAACCCTTGGATAAATCCCATTGATAAACCATCTTGTCCGTAATAGTCATAAAGCAGGTGACTTCCGAATCATCCATGAGCTTCTTTTTGTACTCACGTGAGAAAGCTATAAAATCCCCTTCATCATTGAAGAACGGATAAAGTTTATCCCCTCGGAATGGAGACCACAACACACTTTTTAGCTTCTTGGTAGGCTTTACCTTTCCTCCGAAAGTAGTCTTAACTTTCTTCCAAAACTTAGCCCAAAACGAATCATCATCGGTCACATACCAATATTCGGCTACTTCCTGCTCAGAAAGCCAAGAACGGACAATCTTCTTGTTCTGATACTTGATTTTATTGGACTTGAATACAGCCTTGACAGCATCCAGCAGCTTCTTCTCGTCATCATCGGTCGGAGTGCAATCCATAGATGGCTCGGTCCCGACAGTGAAAGCTGTTTGAATGTTCACTATATCCTGTTCCAATGGAATAGAAATACGGTTTACCGGTTCATCCTTGTACTTCGCTTCAATTTCATATGCTTTACCGGTCTCTTCATCGAAACCCGTTTCCGCTTCTTTTTCAAGCACCTTTCTGTCTGGATACTTCTCTTTATCCACCATGATTTCATGGCGTTCGGGATTCCAGTCGTCCCAAAGTTCACAACGGTCGGGGAGCTCGGTTTTTCTACCTTTCTTCAAGTAGCTTATTTTCTGCCCGATGTCAGGCAATGCTAATATTTCTTCAAGCGTTAATGGCATAATCTATATTTTTAGTGTGTGAATATTCCAGTTAAATCTTTCGGCTTCAAAATACGTCCTAAAATGTGCCCCAAGATATAATATCTAATAGGGTCTATACAGTGATTCCAGGCGTCTACCGGCTCATTGATATAATGCCCGTCTTTGTCTTTATCCCAAACATATTTACGGAATTCCTCAATGATATGGTATGAACGTTCAGTAACGAATAGTTCCATCTCATGTATCTTGTCAATACCGGCTTTAATAGAACCAGGGAATTTATCTACCGGATAGATGTTCACACCCCTATTTTTGATTTCCTGAATCAAACGAGGGTCGGCACTATCTCCGTAGACTTTCAGCCCCCACGGCTTCAATTTTTCGGCAATGGCATTTGTGAGCATTCCTGTTTCATAGAATAACTCATCCACATAAAGTCGGTTGTCTACGATGCCACAACGAATACCTGTTGACGGGTCGTTGGTATAACCCCAGTCAGAAGCAAGAGCTACTTTCTTTGCATAAGCCGGAAACTCTTTCACAATTCCCCATTTCTTAAACACTGCACCTTCCGCAACATCAGCCCAGCGGCCGATAACCACGTGAGCATACTTTTCAGGATTACTCACCTTCATATCCTCCACTTCTTTCAGGAACTCCGGAGAAAGATTTTCCAAGTTATCCAGGTAGGTAGTATGAATGTGGAGTACATTCGGGTGAGTGGAGACTTGAACCTGCACACCGTCAATCTCTACAAGTTTGTGAGTGTTCTCAATGTATTTCTTATAGATAAAGTGATTGGAATCGCACGGGTTCATTATGATAATAATCCGGTTCTGAATACCCTTCTTACGAATGGAGAGCATTATTTTATCGAACTCTTCTTCATTCGTCCACTCTTCCGCTTCATCGCAGACGAAAGTAGTAATACCTTGGATGGATTTCAGTTTCGCCGTCTGATTCCCTGAAGAAGTTTTGATACCACGGAACATAATACGGCTCTTTGTCATCTTGTTAACTATATCCGTTTTGGTGGTCTTGAAATACTTGATTGTTCCATCAAGTTCTATCTTCTCCATCATTTCGGGGATGATAGACATACCGGCAGAAACCATCGTGTAGCGGGTGTAGAGAATCTGATGAACAATCTTCTCGGCTTCCATCATTTCAAAGGTCAGCCGTTCGATGAAAGTGGAAGCATTGAAGGACTTGCCGGAGCCACGACCGCCAGTGATAAGGATTATGAATTTATCCGTATCGGTATACAGTGGGTGGTATATGGTTTGAGGTTCTATCATTCAATCTTACCTTTAATCCATTCTTTGATGTCAATGCCTTTAGAGGGATTCTTGGGAATGTCGTCATCTTCTTCTATTCTCGGAGCTGGTCTATTCCATTGTTCGGGCTTGCGATTCTTCAACCAAAAGATGCCAGCTGTTGTGTCAGGAGGAACTTCTTGTTCAAGTTCAACAATCTCTACCCTCTCTTTTTCGCATCTACGACCTTCTTCATCGTAATAAACATCTTTAAGCTTTATTGCCTGCTGTGTTTTTATTTTCAAACCAAAAGCTTTGTCATACATTTTGTTTTCTATTGCAAAATCGACAGGGGTTCTTCCCTTTTTTATAGCTTCGGATAATTCGGTAATTTTCCCCTTTAATTCAGAGAAGTAAGTCTCATTATATCCTATATTTTCGGCTATCTGCTTATCGTTCAATCCGTCCCGTGCCCAACTCTCTATACGAATTAGGTTTTCTTCGTCTTTGAAATCAAACTTAGGTTTAGCCATATTAAAAACACCTTTAAATTATTATTAATTATTCAAAGGTACTACCACAACCAAAAACTGAGAAATTTAACCGTTTCTTATTCTTCACCAAAATGCTATTGTGAAATAATTCTTATATAATAGAATAAAAGTACTATGAGACTTTACTAGAACATAAAACAGGAGAGTACCTAACACTACTCCCCTGTTAATTGATTAACCCTTTAGATTTCAAACGATTTATAATTTCAGTGTAAATACAGTAAATATCTTGTCTATGTGACTTATACTGTTGATAGAAAAATGTTACATCCTCGCAGTTGTGAGAGATTAATGATCCAGTACATCCGGTTATTTCCGCTATTTTATCCCTCAATCCTACTTTCATCTTCCCCCCAGCTAACGTACTTGGAGAATACAAAAAAAGAATTATAAAAATAAACTTTTTCCTCTGTATAGGACTATTGTCACGCGGAGGAAATGTCAATCCAGATAATATTTCTTTGAACCATTCGTATATCTCCCTGATGAGTGAATAGTTATACAATACAGGCTCTGAGAGTTCCAGCTCTCTCTCTGAAAGCCTTGATTTCTGTTCTCTGATAGATTTAAGCTCAGATATCACTGAAAATTCCTTTATCATAACACGATTATTTTAAAAGTAAATAGTATATTTGCATCATAATCGTGTAAGATTTGGGAGAACTAATGCTTGGTCGTGCTCGCAGGTTCTCCCTTTCTATTTTAAAAACCTATCCCTTTTAAGAATGGTTTTGTTTCTCTTGTCAACTTCCCTACTCCATATTGAGGCGTTATAGATAGAAGTTGCATATAATCTCAATTCCTCGCTATTAGCAAGAAAATCTACTCGTAATGCCATTTTCATTGATTCAGCATACAAGTTTTGGTCGATATTATTATCCATATTAGTTATTGATTTTACTTTCTAAAAAACATATCTCCCGAAATAGATCGAGCAGTATCATCACTAGTTAGCCGGATGTATCGAAAGAAGTTCTGTTCGGTCCGGTGCCCGGTGAGTTTCATTATCTCAAACGTCTTCATTCGTCCTGTTAAATACATATTTGTTGCTGCACTCCTCCTTGCAGTATGACTGCTTATCAGCTCCCACTTTTCACGGGTAACGGTCTTCATTTCGCCACCCTTAGTGAACGAATAGGTTACAAGATCATTCAATCCGATTTCCCGCATGATCACCTTTAAGTACTTATTGAAGTACTGGATGCAAAGACCACGAGGAACAAAGCCGCTATACTTGGCAAATATTTCTTTCACATAGTCGTGAGCTGGGACTTTTACATCAACATTCGTTTTCTTGGTACGTTTTACAATGTATCCGTTTTGCAGGTTCGTTGCCTCCAATGTGGAATAGTCGGAATATCTTAGCGCAGTCAGGCAACCAACAACAAACAGGTCGCGGATACGCTCTTTCGCCTTTCTCTTGTCCTGCTTCTCAAACTTGTAGTAGTATATCCTAGTGATTTCATTCATTGACAGGAATACAGCGTTTGTTGGTTCAGTCCTCAAATCAATATCGTCGTAGGTATTATCTACTGCATAGTTGTACTGAGATGCCCGTCGGACGAGTGTTTGAATTTTCAGGATATACCCGACAATGGTATTATGTCTCAGGTCCTGGTCTTCGAGATATATAATGAAGTCTTCTATAAATTCAGCCGTCACCGAGTTCGTGAAGATGTCACAATCAAACTCTGAGGAGAAGTTATCAATGTGTTTTATGATCGCATCGTAAACGGCTGCATAGTGCTCAGACTTGCGTCTGCTTCGCTTTTCAAGCACATCCCGGATGAAGTCAGTGAAGTAGATTCCTTCAAGCGGTTTCTCTTGCCGGAAGTGATTAATGTAGTCCTTGCGCACTTGGGCGGTCCGGACCGGTTGTGATAATTGTAATGCTTTGGCTGTATCATTTTAAAGGGTTAGTTATTTTGTGGTTATTCGGAAATTCCGAACAACCATATTCTATTTTTATTAATATCATAACGAGATGTTGCTCGATATGATTCGTTATTATTTAGTTATACTCCAATTATCTCATCATTGATACGAAATATGCTATCACTCACAAAATCGTATATCTTATACATAAGTTCCGGTTCCTGTTCCTTTGGGGAATAGACCATTACTCTTTTGCCTACACCTTTCATCCATCCTGCTTCTGTGTTAGCAGACCGACCACAAGGAAGAACCATAACACAGACATCCGCCCACTTCATGCCGTTAAAATCTGAATCAAATCCTTTTTGTGCAATCGGGTGATTAAGAGCTTCACGATATTGCTCTGTTGTCCAGTTTTGCCAGTTAGGGTCTATATCAGACCATTGGAAGCCACCATTACCATGAGGAGGATTCTTAAAATCGTAAACCTCATGTCCTAAATCACGGAGAATACCTACAACGTCCTGTTGAAATACATTTCTCCAACTACTTGCTACATAAATTTTTGCCATAATTATCTTTTTTATTTGATTATAATTATATTTGTCAATGCAATATTGCATAATAACCTAATATTTAATTCTATGTATTCTTACACTATTTCGTTTACAGCAGGAGGCAGAAGCTACTCGTTTACTACTAATATTAGTTATCCTCATAATTTCCATGATAGAGGATTAGTAAAAACAGCCGTTATGTCAGCCATTGGAGCATATAAAAGAGCAAATGGTATTGAGGCTGCAACAGTAGAAAGTTCTGTAAGTTACTAACTGTAATTCATTAGGGAGCTAATATTTAATTAGCTCCTTTATTTATTGTATTGATCGTCTTCCCGACATCAGGAAAACGTTTTGGTTATTAAATAAAAAAAATAGCGATCTGATAGACCACTATGTTAATCGTACTTGGGGATATTTTAATTTCTCAATAGCTTCTTTGTCTCCGTTGGCAGCACGTCTCTTAGTCTCCAAATACCAAGTATAGGGATTATATCCTTCGGGGATTGTATATCCGGCAGGTAATTCCCGTCTAGTTAATGCTTCTTCGATAATCTTTCGCTTCTCACATCGGTCAATTTCTTTCTGTCTCTCTGGAATAAACTCCTTAAAGAAGGCATTTCCAATCCTTCGGGCATCAAATTGAGAAAAAGAATTATCGTATCTTCCGGACTTGTATCGAGAAAAAAACAGCATTAGTTCTGATAATTTGTATATCTGAACAGACGATGCAAATGTCTGAGCAAATATTCCGATTCCTTGTGCTACCCCTTCGTCTTTACAAGAACTAGACCCAAATAATGCCAGCACTTGTGCATAAATCCACATTTCCGCATTTCCTTCTCCATAAACTTCGTCATACTTCTGAATCGTGGGACAATTTGAAAAATATGCCTTTTCAGGATTCTGAGCCACATAAGCCCAATTTGTCGGAGAAAAGACACGCTCAATATCAGAAGGGTCTTTCCACTTCGTCAACCAAGCCTTGTTCTCTACGCTGACGCTCGGTAATGTATTGCTGCAGGGCATGGTCATTTGCTTCCTGCTTGCTTGTACAAGGTTTCTGATTGTTTCCATACTTTTTTTGTTTTAGCCATTCTTGATAATCACGTTCAGTACCAGAGAATACGACTCCGGTCCAATTAGATTCTATAGCTCGCTCTATTTGTCGGATAGCGAACTCTTCTTCAAATTTACCCAGCTTGTTTAACGAAATCTGCAAAGCATAATTTAGCTTTCCTTTCCATTTTGGAGTTTTCACAAGTTCCGTCCATGCCGACATAAATGCTATCGAATCGAAAGGATAAACTAAAGGCTTCGAATCTCCTTCTTTTTTCCTAGATCGCTTAGGCTTTTCGGGTGGGGTGCTCTCGTGCGTATGCGCGAGACTCTCTTCTTGTTTTATGTTTATATTATCTATAATAGGTGGAAATTGCGTTTCATCCTCAATATTTGCGGATGATGTTGCGGATGATGTATTTTTATCATCCTCATTTTTTGCGGATGATGTTGCGGATGATATTGCGGATGAATTAACAATCTCCTTCTCACTATCATTCGCACTTTCATCCTCAATATTTGCGGATGATGTTGCGGATGATGTTGCGGATGATAGTAAATCATCACTGATACTTTTCATGAATGAATAATAACATCCTATGCGCTTGTCTTTACTGGATCGAAAATGAATAAGACCAGCGTTAGATAAACACTCCCTCGACTTGCGAAGAGTATTATCAGACATATCTAAATTCCCACAAAGAATATTACTACGAACGAAAAACACATCCTTCCACTTCATATCATTACAAATCGCTACAAGCTCATGATATAAGGCTTGCGCTGCTGTAGTTAGGTAAGTATCATCACGTACCTTTCGGAGCTTGGAAATCAGTTGATAACTATTCATTGATGTCTAATTGTGGTTTATTATAAGCCCCTCTTTTGATGCTTTCTTTGAGATAATTAATACATCTATTCACATCGTAAAAATCTATTTCTATCAATCTTTCTTTGAATAACTTATATTCTAGCCCAACAGCTTCGAGGTTAATTCTGATATTCATATCTTCATCCAAAAACCTTTCATATACTTTATAACTTACTTCTCCCATGTCTTCCAAAGTAAGAAAAGACTTCTCATCGATAAAAAGAAATTCAGGATTTGGAATATTATAGGCTTTTATATATTTAAAAAAAATACCAACAGCCCAAACATTATCACCTATAGTAGGAACAAAATCCATGTTAAATGGAAAGATCAAAAACAACTTTCCATTTGCATACAAGTTAAATTCTACATTCATAACTAATATTCTTATTCATAAACGGAAATATCTATTTGCTGCACATTCATCAAAAGACTTCACACGCTCTATAAGACGCTTCTGTCTCCTTCTAAATGCTAAGTTATTATCGTACCTATTATGGCATTCCCGACACAATCCTACGATGTTCTGAGGATTGGTGTAATGTTCCGGATACATACTCTTAGGGATCAAATGCGCGGCATCCACTGCCGGCTTTCCACATATTGCACAAAAAGGAGAAAGCGACTGCTTTATTTTAGCAACTTCCCTGTTTCTCTGAGCTTGTTTACTGCTTACCTGTTTCATATCTAATATTTATAGGTTTCTAATTAAAAGCCCCGAAGCGTATTCTTCGGGGCGATTCAACATTTATTCCAACGAAACACGCTACTAACAGGAACTTATACAAGGCTTCGGCTTCTTTTCAGTCGTGTCACTAGCAATCATCAGCCAGACCCCGTACTTTGTATAAGCTGCATTCCCGCTTTTATATGCTTCTCTCTCTAAGGTTTGTGGACGGTGAAAGAATCGAACTCTCCTAATGCAGTGCACTACATCATTTCTACCAGACATGCAACCGCCCGTGTGCTGTTTTATTTATGTAATTAAAAACAGCAAAAAATAACCACGCTCATTTCAATGTTTTTATTGAGGAATCCGAAAATAAAGCGAAAAACAACGTTCCCCATTGTGGATAAGCCCGGACTCGAACCGAGAAATGTAGGATGTCTTATTGCTCATTTGGCAATCAAGGGATGGATTAGTTTTATTCTCCCCCTTTGCATGGAGAAACCTACTATAAACAGAGCATTCAGCGTCTACCGATTCCGCCACTTATCCGTTTTGCCCGCTATATCTTCGCAGACAAGCAGGCAGGTTAACAAAGTTACTTACCATGTTTCATTCGATGACAATCTTCGCAAAGAGTTTCAAGGCAATACAGGAACTCTAATTCATGCCCAACTATGGAATATCCCGCAACATCATAGACCTTGTGATGAATCTCCAAATTATAAGTCTTTCCACATACTTGGCACTTGTGCCCGTCACGGATTCTAATCTTTCGTTTAACCTCTTCCCAGTAGGGGTTATTCTTCAGGCTCTTCCGGTATTTCGTCGGTCTCCCCTTCTTGTGTGCTAATCTCGTCATTTTCGTCCTCCTTCCTCCATGGACTTTCTTCAATTGTAACTCGATGCCATTCGTGACGTTCAATAGGAACTACTTCACTGGTACCTTCATCTACGAAATCTTCAATCCATTGCTCCAGCCATACATCTTGACCATCTTCCTCCCATACCTCGATTACATCCTCTCCTTCTCCGAATCGGCGGACATTCTTACGAGTATCTTTAAAATCAACGTTTGGCAGTTCGTATCCCAATTCTTTGAATGCCTCTTGATTCTTTTCTCCGGAGTTAAACAGATCGTTGTATTCATGCTTCGGAATTTCTTGAACTAATGCCAGACGAAAAGCGTCATTCACCCATGAATAGTACAGATAATACCCCGTGACCGGAATACGGAAAGTATCGATCATCTTCAAAGGATAATCCTTCACACCTTTCTTTGCAAGGTTTACAAGATCCTTAAACTGAGTATTTAATGCTGAAATCTTTGCCTCAAATTCTTTCTTCTCGGTATTGAACTTTGCTTTCAATGCTTCGAACTGTGCTTCAAGTTCCGGCATCTGTTCCTCGGCAATCTCACCATAATTCGCACGGATAGTTGATATTTCATAATCATCCATCACCCGGTTAGCGATCACGTCTTTCTCTTGGATGGTGACAAAACTTTCTGCCAGTTTCTTCTTTACATCGTCCATAGAGACACAATCAGAGAAAATCACTTCGGGAAATTTCACGGTGGTAGGGAGCTTAAATTTAAGTTCCTCCGGTACATAGTCTTTTAAATCAATCATTGTTTCTTAGTATTTAATTTCTTAAGCATTTTTTTGCACCTTCTACATAAATCCTGATCGGGAGATGTTTTAGGAGCATATTTCTCTATTTTATCAGAGCATTGTCTAAGTAGGCGCTCTATCGTTTGAATATCCGTTTGGCATAATTCCATTATTCAAAATCATCAATAGCCACCGGATGAAGCAATTTTTGACTCCATTCCGGAAGCTGCATATCAATAATACCTCTAGCTCCTTCTTCGGCTTTAGCATCATATCCGGGAAACCATTTCTTGTCGAAACAGTCTTTTACGATTGAGAGAGCATAGCGATATTTATACTTACCATTTGCCAAATCATCGGGCGACCAAAAGAGAACAGCGACATCGTATGGTTCAACCGTCTGTAACATGATCATAATTGTTACATTAAAGTTCCGTCCAGTAACGCTACTCATAACCTCTTGGTACATCCCTTCTGAAAGCTCATACTTGAGTTTGGCACAATCATAGTAGAACTTGCCGAGATCATCGGCACGTGTGGTCTTAAAGGAAATAACCGCGTTTACACCGATATTTTCCTCTACATTGAAATAATCCGGTCGGACCCTTACATTAAGCCCCGTTTCTTCATCCTTGCCATAGAATGATACTTCTGAGTATGCACCTTTCAAAAGCTGCTTGATGATGCCGCCACCATACCAATAATAGTTTCTTTCAAGAGCTTTAATTATCATACTCATTTCATCACTGATAAACGAGTATCCCAAATCAATGCACTTCTGTTTCTTATTATCACGAAAATCTTTCAGATCACAGAAATTCCACCTTTCAGAAGGTATTTCTTCTTCGACATCTGGAACATAATTCTTATCATTCAGGAGCAATTCATTATAGAACCGAATCATTCCAAGCACGCCATCTTTCGATGATTGGTTACACTTAGGTTCTACTTTGACAAGCTCGAATAAACGTGGTTCCAAAAATGCCATGTGGGCAAATGTCCCTAACTGAAAACAAGGTTTTTCTTTCTCTTCAAATGTCCTTTCGTAATCATAATAAAAGGATCGTGGAGTTTTAAGAGCATTTTTCAAATTGGAAGAGGAAATATGATCGCTTTTCAAATACATCTCCATAGGATCACGCTTTACTACTCCGTTAACGCTCAATTCCTTCAAATCAATATTAACAGGTGGCTTATTGCAATTCAAAGAGATAAAATCAAGCATCTCCTCTTTGGTAGGATAATCTTCCGGATTATAAGCAGAAGGGTTGAGTTCTTCCCCTTCTGCGCAATCGTCCAAATTAAAATCTATCATCCGGCAACAGGCAAGTTAATACGCAAAGGTTTTACAGACCAATTATCTGACTGGAAGTTATTAGTTTTGTTCTTACGCTTGCCCATGTAAGTTATTTTAAGAGGCATACCACTTTTAAGTGATCCGTTCTCAATATACTGTTCAAGAATACCAACCAATCTACGAGAACCATTTGTTACTGTCTGTACCGTACCATCTGCTGATTTCTCCAAAAAAGTAGCACAATCTAAATCTATTAATTCACCTGTACTGGTAGCACTCAATACCTTCTGAGGCTTGATCTCTACAAAGTACATTTTTCTAAATTCACCCGGCTTCTCCGGAGTCCAATAGTTCCCGCAAAGGTCAATTGGTAATTCCTGTGCATCCTCCAAAGAAGGAAGATCATTTTTACTTAGGTCTGCTGCCTGAACTGCAAACGAAGATTCTTTGTCTCTAGTTACTAAATCATCCATAATCGTAATATTAAGTAGTTAATAAAATAGTTCCCGGATACCGAACCAACGGACACCGGGATAATTCAAAACTTAAATAGCGGACTGGATACCGCACGGAGTCCTTTACTCCGGAGTTAGAGTTAAACAATAAATTATTTGCGTTTTTGAAGGCATTTCAATATGTTTCCTTTTTCAATAGCTTCTACCAAATCAGATAATTTATAATAAATATATCCTTTCGCCTTTTTAATAGGTTGACCTTCTTCGTCTACTACTTCCTCAACTCCGAATTGATATGGAAATACTAGTTTTCTTTTTAATAAATTTTTAAGGACACCACTACCTAAACGTTCTTCTGCATCCGATTGACATATAAGAATCTTTTTATTTTTAAGATTCGCATTCCTTTCGTTTTTCCAAGCTTCAATTCCATATTTAATACCAAACTGAATGGCTTGATTTATAATAGGATCGTTCTCCATACCTCCCTCCTATTCTTTTTGATGTACCTCTTTTGAACTTCTCTCTAAAAGCATGAACACAGTTAACAATAGCATTATAATACATGATATTGTTTCGTTTCTAGTCATTTCGATTTGCAATACCAGATGAGTCACCATAGCAAGAGCAATGACAGCAATAGCATTTTGAATTTTATGAATAGTTTTCATAGAACATTATTTTTTAGTTAATACTAGACGATATAAAATGAATCACAGTCCTTTCTATTTCTAGTTGCTCGTACAGAAGTCCTTGCATTAGATCGTACCCTACAACGTCTCATGTCCATTTGATAATCCGGTGTTACAGCAATTACCAAAAACCACACAGAGAAGAATAACTCAATACCGTGCTTCCTAATCTCCTTCAAATCAAAGTTTCTTTTAGTCCTATCACATAGCAGGAATAAAGTAAGCTCTACGTTATTGTTAATGCCTAACTTCTTATGAATATCCCTAATCTGTGCCTTTATTGTCCATATTGACTTTTGGAGCAATTCAGCTATTTCAGAAGGAGTATGCCCCTTTGCAACTTCATGTGCTACTTGATACTCACATTGAGTTAAGGGTTCCATCACGAAATACGTTTAGCTCTAAAAACTCCCTTTTTATAGTCCAACTCTCCTTCTCTCTTGATTATAATTCCAAATCTGCGTCTAACACGATATCGAATTGTACTCATTATTCCATCATAAGCAGATATCGGAAATTCTACTACTTCATTTAGCTTCATTTCACTGATTGATTTTGTCCAATCACCAGTTATTTTTTTCACTTCTTTTGCCATAAGATTAATTATTTGATTATTATTGGCGCCCGCGATACCTTCTACGGATTCTTCCACGTATCGAGACGTGACGGGCTGTATGTTGAATCACTTAGATAGCGTTATAGCTCGCCTAACCTGCTATATGCTTACTGATAAAGACTTTTCGGACTTCCAAG